TCAATGCGTTATTATGTAACATTGCATTGTATAATCGAATTGGACAGAAGAAAAAGTCGTTTTGTTGTTTGAAGCTTCCGAACAACGGACCAATTGTTGGGTGTGTTAATGTATGACACCTTGTTTTGATTGGAAATGTATCTCCTGGTAGTATTAATTGCTTCATTGTTGGTACTAGGACTCCTGGTGCCATACTTGTCCTGCATACAAAACTCAAATCGTGTGTACTACGGTTATAATTGTTTAACCGTGTTGTCATTTTTTTACCACCGCCGAGGGTGTTTTTCCCAATTGCTACTTTCATTTTTCTTCGTTTTTAGAGTTATTTAATTCTTCTTGTAAAATAATATCTCTTAGTTGTGAATACATAGCTCCGATAATGGAGAGTTCTAAATTATTTAGGTTGAAATTTTCTTGAAGAAATTTTTCAGCTTCCTCTCTACTATCAAATACGATGGGTGATACATTATACTTACCGAGTGTAAATATATATTTATCTTCTTCGTTTACTTTAATTGCATTAATTTTTACCACGCTTTGGTCTTTTGCCCAATTTACTGTTTCTTGTTGATCCATAATTAAATGTTTTTAGTTGCTTCAATTTTTGTTAATATAACTCTACTTTTGCGTAATTCATTTTCTAGCCGTTCTGCTTCCTTAAATAGACAGCAGTTCATGACTACCCGGAACCCTTTGACACAACAGCCTGTATCCCATTCGAACCCTTCCCACATGAGTGCGTAACTACCTTCGCTAAATGATTCAAATGGAATTTTAGCGCTTCTTATCCATTCTTTTTTCCGGAATTTCCCGTATTTCGTTATTGATGGTATCATTGTGATGTGCGGTTGAATCATTTTGACATTTGTTGTTTACATTTACAGTGTTCCCGGAGATCCTCCAGGTACTACCACACCCTTCAAATATATAGGATATTGCTAATAATATAGCTGCACCTATAATACTTGCTACTGTTTTCCAGTTCTCTTTTAAAAATTGTTTAATTTCATTTTTCATTCAATAAAGTCTTTTAATGTTAGTTGTATAGTTTGAGTTCGCTTCTTTCATTTTCCGTGCTAAAAGTACAGCTTCTTTTTTAGAAAAGCAAATTATATACTTTGAGTACATTTTTCCTTGTTCGTCAAATTTGCTGTACATTACTTCGTATCTGTGTCCACATTCTTTCCTTTCACCTTCGTGAATAATTTCCCATTCATCTGAACTTGGATAGTATTTCCACCACTCAAGAGCTTGGAGTTCGTTTTTGAAATACATCGATATGATGATTTTTTTCTCGATGTGTTTTAATAATAACAGTATTTTCATAATTTTGTTTTTTGATTACACTCCAAAGATAGTGCAAATATCCCATTTTACGAACAAATATCCCCATTTTAACTTGGCTTATTAACATTTTTAACTATTGCCCGATTCCTGCAAGGAATACAGCGAAACGAGCTCCGCCGTTGAGCGTATGAATTAAGGAAAGCGGAGCTTTCCGCCTTATACATTTTAAAATACTGTCTACGTTACTTCCGCAAACGCTCGCCTAATTGCGGAGACTGCGATTAGGCGTTTGTGTTTGTGGAATGATGTCACTAACCTCTCTCAGTATTAAAGCCATTCATAAATGCTCCCAAGGTTTATGCTCCCTCGACCTGGCCAATTATTATTTTCTAAATATTTCCAATGATCGTATACTTTTTTATCCCAATCATTATATTTTCCTTCTTGCATAGGAAATTCGGCCTGTAATGGTAACTCTGTTAGAATTTCCGTGCTGAATTTTTCAGCTTTCTTTTTAGCTTCTGCGATAGCCCGTCGTTGTTTTTCCTCTTTTCTACGTTCTTTCATAGCATTCCAAGCGATAGGGTCATCTCCCATTACGTCGCGTCCATATTCTTGCCAATACCTTCTAAGGTTATCTATTGTTTTCCAATCGTTTGCTTTAACTTTTTCTCCGTATATCCATAGCAGTCCCCTATTTAGGTTATTTATCCACATTACTTCTTTTTCTTTTTCTGTGAATATTTTGTTTTTATAGTATTTTGGCATGGCCATCTTGGTACCATTCCGGAATGTATATGTAGCTACGTTGATTGTCCTGTAGTTTTGTTTTTGCCATAGATAGTCTAATCGATCCATGTATCCAGCTCCAATTCCGGAACTGGCTAATACGATTTGTTTGAATGTAGGGTGTTTAGTATCTACTTTTAGCATGTATTTTGTCATATAGTTGACGCTTCTGCTATTACAATAATTTCCTATAAACACAAATCCGTATTTCCAATGTTTTCTAATTAGTTCGGCTGTTTTTTGGCCGAAGAATATACCGTGTAAGTGTATTCTGTCTTTTTTTTCCCCCAGTTCGGTAACACACCAGTGTTTTACGCTTTTTCCTGTATCTTTTCTTACCCGTTCTAGAAATAATCTTATAGCTTTTGTTGCTATTTCGTTTGGGTTTTCTTCCCAGTTTAGACCGCTTTGTTTTTCAATCTCTTTTATACCTTCTGGGCTTACCGTTAATGTAGTAAAATACCCAAAATTCGATCTCAGTTCTTCTTCTAGCCTTACTCTCCATTCCCTTTGTTTTTCTTTTCGACATTCGATACAATTTCCGCATTTCGCAGGTATATAAAGGAGCCGCTTATCTTTGCAGATAGGCGGTTTTCCTTTATTTTTTTTATTAGGTTTATATTTAGGATTTTTTACGTATTTAGGATATAAACACATATTAGTATGATTCTGTGTATGTTTTTGTTGTTACGGTTTTGCCTTCTCTTTTCGATACTGTATTTGTCGTGCTCCCTTTTCTCCTAAGTTTATAGAACATATCTACGATGTTTTCTCCGAATTCTAATCCTAATCCAATTCTTTCATTGAGTGTTTGAGATTCCCAACGTTCGATTAGTGCTTCTATTTGTTTTCGATAGGTTTCTTTATCCCATTTTTCTTTATCTGCGCGTTCGTTTAATTCTTTTGATTCTGCTTCTAATTTTTTAATTTGTGCATCTCCAACTTCGACGTCTTTTTGGTATTTTGCAGCTAATGTAATAGCCACGCAGTTATTGTAGTATGCCGCGTCAACTCTCTCCTGGTACGTATCTTTAAGGTACTGGTTTTCTATTTTTGCATTTTGAGTATTCCAATAAGCTGTTCTAGCTTCTTCGCTATATTTTGTTGCTAATGCAAACGCTTCGGATACTTGTGCTCTTGTCAACGCTTCTTTCATTTCGTTAAGACGTTGTAAGGTTTCTTCGGTTTTTTCTTTGGCTTTTGTTAATTGAGTTAAAGCATCTTTATACTCACCTTCTTTTATCATAAGATCAATCTTTGTTCCTATTTCTTCGATTCGTTTCCACGCTTCGGCAGTGTCTACGCCTCCGATTTTTTTAGCCTCTTCTTTTGCTTTGCTAGCTTGTGCTTCGGTTAAAGATATTTGCGCGTCGGCCATTCTTCTTTGCTGTTCAATTTGTTGTGCTTGTAGAGCCATTCCTATTGGATTCCCTTGTGGTTGTTCTGGAGAAGCTTGATGAGCTCCGCCGCTAGCTCCCATTCCTCCAGCTCCGCTTTGTCCATACATTAGTCCAATATTTAATCCTGCATTTTTTAAGTGTTTTGCTTGGTTTTCAGCATTTGTGTAGTCCCAATAATCTTTGGCATATTGCTGTGATTGTGCAGCTGCTTGTTGTTGATATTGGTTTTGCAAGGCCATGATCTGTTTGTTATATTTAAACTGCTCTTCCATTGCTTTTCTTGGAGACCAACTTAACCCCAATGCTTGGCTTATACCTCCTGTTATAAGTCCTGTTAGACTGCTAGCTCCCGATTTTGCTAACCCTTCTGTAAATAATTCTCCGAATCCCATATTTTTTTGTTTTGGTTTTTCGCCCTTGTAACCTTACAAGGGTTATACATATTACTAGATAATATATGCTACATGCGTACCATTTTGTGAAAAATGGAGGGAGAAGGAGTTAAACTCCTGTCTCCCAGCCTTTTAGATGTGTGGTTTATCCCACCGAATCCTGTTGCGAAGGAGTATCTCCAATCTCCTTTGATTCGAGGGCATTTTGTTCCTGTTGTTCTATTTTCCCGTAGTTTTTTGACTTGGCCAGATTGGCCTGATTAACGGCGTCCATTGCTTGTTGTGCAATTTCCCAACGATCAGTTCGAATATTGTAAGCTGGAAGCACTCCATCTTCTCTATTTGTGTAGATAATTGGTGCTCCATCTGTAATTGGTTCATTATTCTCTGTAATTCTTCGAACTTTATCTTCAATAGATTCTCCCACCTGATATTCGTAATTAGTTTTTGGTGGTCTTGGAAAAAATGTTGGTTTTTTCATAATTGTAGTTGTTAAATGTTAGGAATTACTTTTGCAGACATAACGCGTCTAGGTTCCATATTAAATGCGATTTGTACCCAGAAATTTTGAGCTGTTATATCTGTATCCGCGAAGATGTTATTGTATAAATCAGGAAATATATAAGTTGTGTAAGAATCTATATTACCGAATACTCGGTTTAAACACATCCATCCTTCGTTTTCAATGAGTGCGAAATTGCCGAATGTTTTATTTACATTGGTCATGTATTCCACCCATGCAGGTTGTTTTCCTATTGATTTTTTCAAATCTGCTATATTGGCATTGGCGTTGATATTTTGGAACAATCTATCTTGAAACCCGATACCGTCTAATTGAGGTTTGTGCAGGTCATCCATTGTATTAAGATATATATCCCAGTCATTTCCTTGGAAATAATCAACTCTTGGAGTGAGAGAGGTGATACAAAGTATATATCCTGGTTCGTCTGCTTTGAAAACAACATTTCCTCCTTTGTGATTGCTAGCTACACCCCTTCCAGCTAGTGTTCCTAATGGTTGATCTTCTGTTCCACTATTATTTATTACTTCTTGGAATTCAATTTCAAGTGAGCTACCTCCGAGATATATAGGTGTTTCTACATGATTGAGTCCTCCGCTTGTGTATACTGTTTGGATCCATGCATTATATGAGCCGTCGCTAACGGCAATACGGTTAAGCATGGTATATACTTTTTTTGCGAGGTTTAATGTGTCAAGAGTAAAGCTGCCGCTGCTTGTATCAATAGCTGTAATGGCGTTTATACCTGTTTCTCCGTCTATCCATTCGGTATTTACCCAATTAGTATTAATATCGCTTTGATATGTTTTTAATACTAAACCTACCATTGGAGAGGCGCAATCATATACTTGATTTCTATCTGGATCAATTGCATTTGGATCTATATGGGTTTTGAATATATTAGTTATAAAGCTTTCTGAACATTCGTAAGCCGTTCGCCCTGCTGCTAATATATTCTCGCGCATATCATCTATTTCGCTTAATTTTATTTTTTTATACGTAGCTTGTTGGTCTCTTGCTTCTACTTTGTATTGAACTCCAAACGTGTGTATTCCTTCGCTTGATCTTGTACCATTAATAATATACCCTTTTGTATTAGCTCCCATTGGTGAGCTTCTTGATATAAATTCTTTATTTAATAAATCGGTAATACTTCCTTGTATATTTCCGAAGGAGTTTTTATCATGTATAAAGTTAGGAATTTGTATATACACATCATCTTCATTTATATTTGTTGGACTGCTTAAACTAAAGCCGACATAATAAACTGCACCAGTTGGAACTTGGATTGTGTCGCTTGGAGGGTTACCGTTATATTTTTTAATTTCGCTCCATTTTTGTGAAACTTTCGATTGCAAATTAAAGTAAAAAGCTCTTTGATTTGTGCTTTGGGTTGTATATATGTAATCTCCTCCGTGAACTATTTGATAAAATGAATCTTCCTGTTTATTGGCATAGTAGTTTTTAAAGATATCAAAATACATAATTATAGGAAGAACTTGTACTTGCCCCCTATCTTGTTCTGCCTCTTCTGAATTGAGCGCTTTATATCCGAGGTAAAAAGGAAGAGCACTTGGGTGTACTTGTTTTCTTAATGTATTCGAGCTTGCCTCTAGATATTCTTCGGTTATTTTTGAATTTAAAATTCTTACATATGGGAATTTAACTTTTTTCATATCCAGCCCTATATTCAATGCGTTATTATGTAACATTGCATTGTATAATCGAATTGGACAGAAGAAAAA